TTCGTTATTTGGATCTCTAGTAATTTCAAGCCATCCTATAAAATAATTCCATATTCTATCTTCAAGGATTAGTGGATATTTTACGCCAAGTGGCCTACCAAACCTGTGCATCCACTTAAGTTGTGGTAAACATATATTTTTTCCACCATTTCTTCTAAATTTTTCTGCTATATAACCTTCTTCTCCACCAAAACCTTTAAAGTGTTTAGATATTCCAGGCCAATATTTTTTTTCAAATGAACAAAGCCCCATTCCTTGCATTTGTATTTCAAATGGATCTCCAGCATTATATTTTTGATGATCAGTTCCCCATGTTCCATACATATGTCCGCTCCATCCTGGATTAAAATGTGTGGAAATATTTTTACAATCATCATAAAGTAGTGGGCCTTGTATTAAATTTGGACAATCAGGATTAGCAAAATAATATTTCATTAATTCTATTAGTGCATTTTTTACTAGTAATACATGACAATCTAATATTAATATATATTGTCCAGTGGCATGTTGAACTATTTCATATTTGTTAAAACTAGATTGTTTATCAGTTTTTTCTATATATTTCCCACGATTTCCTAGCCCGTTAATAAATTTTGCGGTTTCTTTTCCGCTGGCACTATTTGGGTTATTATCTATAATTACATATTCTACTTCGTCTGTGTCACATATATCGTGATACATCCTTAGAGCTTGAATTGTAAAATACGCTCCGTCATAATCATCAAAAACAGACATTCCAATTGTTAAAAATTTACTCATATTTTAACCCGGAGCTTCATAAAAGCCAATGTCAAAACCTTCTCTCTTACAGTCTGTTATGGTCTTATTTATTCCATGTTTTTGTATATAACTATCTATATATACACACATACTTTGATTTGTTTCGGGCCAATTATTCTTGCAAAAATGGCATAATTTGGTGCATTTCCAGCTACTTCTATCATTGGATATTGGTTTTGGTGCGTTATTTGCCTGTATTTCTTGGAATCTTACACGCAACATCTCCAAAAACTTGTCATGATCAGATCGGTCAAAACACATAGAAAATGGACCGCCATCTTTTATAAAAAAGATAGACATAATAGCCTGTCTATATTGAGGAAATAACTTAGAAATAGCATAATTATATAGTAATAATTGGGGGTCTGTATTTAACTTAGCATACGTTTTTTCTTCGCCAGTTGCCCAATCTAATCTTCTTCCGGTTTTATAGTCCACTATTTCCATGGTATTTTCATCAATCTCAGTTACCAAATCTATAGTGCCTTTTATTGCTAGTTGACCATTAATAACCTTTCCATCAATCTCATATTGGTATTTAGCCCACTCTTCTTCTATTAGAATGTCAAAATGTGGTTCTGCGGCTACTATATGTCTATTTCTAGGATCAAATTGTCCACTATTAAATTGAATAGTATCAAAGCACATTGACAAACAGTTCTGCTTATCAGCTTTAGAAAATGTATTATGTGGAGATCTATTAGAATAATATTCAAAGCTTTTATCTAATAATGTTTTAATTATAGCATCTTTATATAAAGACGTTTTTGTAACAGAAATTTCTCCAAGGGCATCATCAATAATAGTTATATTTTTTGCTGATGTGTTATTTTGTAACTCTTTTTTCAGTGAGGCTAAAGCTTCCATGACTTTATGAACAATGGTACCTAAGTCTGCCTTTTTCCCACTCAACGATTGATATCCTAAAACATAAGTAATAAAGTATTGCATTTCACAATACGCATAATTATTATATGATGAACTTCTTAAGTATGTTACTATCATGTTAATTCCATAGTGTTTTTAGTGAATTGATTTTATTGCAAAAGTCTGCAATACTAATATTTTCATTGTCTATTACTTCGTTAAAATTAGACCAATCATAACGATCTTTGTCTAGAGCTATTTCGCTTTCATGTTGACTGTTAGCTATATTTCTAGTTAATCTAACTACTATTCCCCCATTCTTTTTTATTGCTTCAACTTCATTTGGAAACCTTACATCAGGAATAATTGCAAGCCTTGGTTGTTCAATGAGAATTCTTTTAATTGTACTATCTACCCATGCATTATTATATATTTTTCTAACTATTGTTGTGCCAAAATATTGTAAAAAATCTCTAGAAGTCATATAACCCGTTTTTCCATTAGAAAGTGGAATATTATCCCATTTAATAGTTGTTAATGTATTTTTGTCTGTGTCGCTACCATATACCTGACTCTCTGATAGATTGAATATATTAATAGATAATTCTTTTAGTATATCAGCAAAGTGATATATTTTTATATATGGCCATAATTCTTTTTCGGCATATGAAACAAATTCTTTATCTTTTCTAGTCACATCCAATATTCCATATCCAGAATTTCCACCCATATCTTTTGTGCTGATAGCCAACCTGCCATCATTATCTATATAGAATCCTTCTATCATTTCTAAATCTTTTAATACTTGGCCATTTATGTAATTGGCTGCGGTATTTTTACCCGATTGCTTTCTTCCAGAAATACCTATTATTTTCATTTTAATATAGCCCCTTAAGATCGATTAGTACTTTGTCTTGTATATCTTTTATAGACATATCCCCAATGTCTTTTGCGTCAAATTTTGGAAAATAAATATTATGAGATCTATTAAATTGTCTTTTGATTTGTGTTTTAGCTTCTCTTCCAGCCTGATCATTGTCTGTTAAAACAATTAGATTTGTTACTGGCATTTGGTGTATTTTAGTTTCTTGTTCTTTGGATATATCTTTACCAAAAATTCCAACTGCATTATATACTCCAGCCTCATACAGTCTCCACACATCACATTGTCCTTCTACTATAAATAATGTCGATGTTTGTTTTGCTCTTTCAATTGCTCTATGATAATTATAAAGGTAAAATTTTTTATCAAATCCTTTTGGAAAAATTAAATACTTTGGTATTTTATATTCTTTGACAGATCGTCCTATTAACCCAACCACACTGCTACCGTCATCGCTATGAATTATGGCTACGGCCCTATCCTTCATAGCTTGGATATCAATGTTTTCACACACATCAAAATGCGTTAGAGTTTGTTGTGCAAATCCTCTAGATAAAAAATAAGAGGAGTGTTTCCATTTATCTTTATCTAAATGTAGTAACTTTTCTTTCTCATTTCTATTATTGACTTTAAATATATTAATTACATTTATTAAGTCTTCATATGGATCTGGTGCTAAATGTATTGTGTTTTTAGATTTTTTAATTGAGCCATTTATTTGTAATAAGTCGCAAGACCATTTCAATACATCCCTAAATGCAACCTCTGATCCATTTTGTTGGGATAAGACTCCACCAATTAAACCGAAGATATCACTTTTGTGATCATCTTGACAGCCCCTAGTCCAACATTTCCAATATCCACGCTGTATAGAATATGAAAACGCTCTTGGGTTGTCGCTATTGCCATGAATCGGACAAGTTGAATAAAGATTGTCTCCCATAACATCGTATTCTATTCCTAACTTTTGAAATACAAGTTCATAGTTTTTCTTTAATTCATTCTTGATCTGATTCAAGTCCATCTTTTATCCTTTTAATGTCATCATTATTGACAAGTCCTGTGTCTCCAACGGGTTGATTTTTCAATTCATTACGAGTTTTTAATTCATTTAATCTAGCATGTGATCCTTGCATTGAAATATTTATATAATTTCCGTCATCTAGACCAGAACCATGCCTAGTGACTATTGGAACAAGCTTACGATTACCAGCATTTGGGCCATCTTCAGCTAATTCTTCTGGAGACTTCATTTTAAATATTGAAAAAGATGTACATAGCCAAATCAATCTATCTGATCCGCTAACTGTATCTGTACTTTCTCTAGTAATACCATCTCTATTCAATTGTACAAATGATAAGCATGGGATATCTAGCTTTACGCATAAATTATGCAATGATGTTATTTGAAATCCTAAAGCTTGATATTCTTGCACATTATTACTTATAGAATCAGAAGACATTAATTTAAGATAATCATATATAATAAGACAATTGTTTGTTTTACCAGTTTCATCTGTTTTGACTTCTTGTACTATCCACCTTTTGATTGTGTTTAATATCTGCTCAAATGGTTTGCCAGCAACGCTAATATAACTATACGGCATTGATGCTAGCTTTTTAGAGGCTAACATAACTTTCTCGTATTTATCCTGATCTTCTGTAAACTTACCTGTTGCTATCTCATTAATTGGTACTCCACTAAGATTTGCTAGTATTCTATTCAAATGGTCTTCCTTTCCCATTTCTGTATCAAGCATGAGCACAGGTATGCCTTGAGAACAAACATTAACCGCCACATTGTCTGCAAAAACTGTTTTTCCAACTTTTGGCCGTGCTGCTACAAGATCTACGCATTTTCTTCTTAAACCGCCACCAATTGCCTCGTCATATCTTTTAAATCCAGTAGGTATGCCAACAACGTCACATTTATTTTCACTTAAAAAGTTTAAATAATCTTCAATATTGTTGCCTATCTTTTCTGGATTTTTACCGCCGGTATCTTCTCTTAAAAAATCTGTAACAGGATTTTCTAGAATGTTAATGATTTCATCAATATGTTCATTTCCACTAATGTCATCTATATCTTTAGCAATTTTTTGTGTAAGCTTTTTGATATTCCTTGCAAATTCAAACTTTTTGATTTGTGCGGCAAAACTAACAGCATTTTCCTTGTTTACTGGAAAATCAAATAAGGACTTTATATACTTTAATTCTTGTGGAGTATTTATAGTATCTAATACATTTAATTGAGAAGCAGCGGCTAATAAAGAGGCAACATCAACAGTCTGATTATTTTCTAATATTTTTTGTATGCACTTATATATAACTTGATTATTAATATTTCCAAAAGTGTCACTGGAAATAATATCTGAAACCATAATATAAGCATCCATGCCATATTGGACAAGTGCTGATAATATAGCCCGTTCAGACCCAATGTCGCTCAATTGTTTATTCATAGATTATTTCCTGCTAGCACACCTATCACACCTGTAGTATTCTCCATATACAAATCTTGGATCGGTATCAAAACTTTTACCACAAGTATGACACTTAATAGATACCTTTTCAACCTTTTCTCTTGTTCTTGGTGTTGGCTCATATTTGGGGGTTTCAATATTTCTATCTTCTCCCGTGTCAGTCCACGTGTTTTGTTTTGCACGAACGGGTTCTTTTCTTCGCTGATTTGGTTGAACCTTTTTGGTTTGTGCAATAAATTGATTTTTGTCTTCTTCTTTAGGCTGATTGTTTGTTTCTTCTACAGCATTGTTTTTAGTTAAAGCTTTTAGTAATGCAGCCTTTTGCTCATCTGTTAATGTATCTAAAAATGCATCTATGCTCATGACCTTTTCCCCTTTTCTAATAAAATGTCAGCTTTTCTTTTTAGTTCATATACTTTTCCATCAAGAGCTTGTAATCTAGATTCTGCTATAGATCTCATATTATCTACGGATGCGGCAAATGTATTCTCTTGTGCTAGTATGTATTTTTTAGTTTCATGCTTAGTATATTGACCAAACATTTGTTGATTTTCAGCAATAAGTCTTTCTAATTGTTCGTTGCACCAATTTAATGCTATTTTATTTCTATTAATTTCATCTTGAATATATGAAGCATACCCATATAGCATATATGCACAGTCAAATAGTTCTTGCTGTGTTAACTTTTCTACTTGTGCTTTATTTAAGTCTGCATATAATAAAAATTCTTCTTTGAATGAAGCAAACTTAGTATTTGTCTCATTTAAATATTTAGTAATATTTTGTATGTGTTCTTGTAGTTTGTCAGAAGCTTTGTTCAATTTGATTTCTCCAATAATCGTCTGAGTCGGAATATTTAAGTGTAACTAGACTAATACCATTTAGCTCGCACCAATCTATTTTATCCTGATCTTTTCCTTTTGCAAGCACAAAATCAGATGGGGCTTTGTGAAAAAATGGCGTAAATTCATAGTGCTGTTGACCATGTACCTCAAATGCTCTTTTTATTTGTGGTATATAGAAATCAAGATATAGCACACCTTTTCTGTATCTTGCTGTGCTGCCGGGGAGTTTAACTTCTTCTAAAATTCTATAACTATGAAATATCTCTTTTAATAAGTTTCTAGCTCTTAAATGATATTTAGATCTTGGCCTTGTTTCATTGTTAAATACATTATATTTAGCTAGGTTCCAAGTATATTCTTTTCCATTGATTCCTTTAACTTTCATTAGTTTTTTCTCGCTTTAAATAAAACGCATCTCCCCAATTCCCACCATCCATAGATGTTTCTAGTCTTATAAATCCTAATGGATACAAGAAATTATCTATGTCTGTCATTTGAGCACAATTTTTATATAAACTTTCTATATTTACTTCACATATTATGTAATCTATATTTTTTAATGTGTTAATACCACCTTTTAATACTTCTAACTCATATCCCTGCACATCCATATTGATCATATTAAATCCAGAAGTATCAAATGAATCTAATGTTGCTATTTGAACTTCTTCTTTATCTGGAAATTGTATATGTGGATATTGTTTTAAGTGTATATCTGGCTCAAGTATTGAACTTGATTGACCCAAATTAGCTGTTTCTATATGCATAGTAGCTATTCCAGAATAATTACCTAACGCAACGTTTATGCATAAATGTTCTGGAACATTACGAATTAATTCATTAAAATTATGTTTTACAGGTTCAAAAAATAATAATTTGTTTATATTTAAAGTTTTATATAATTTATACTCTTCGCCAAAATGAGCACCAATATGCAAAACTCCAGAAATATTAAGTGAATATTTATTTATAAGGCTAAATAAATTTAATAACATGATTATTCCTTATTTAAATCTTTAATATTAGTATATATAAAATCAGCAAGTTCAGAGTTAGCACTTAAAAATTCTGCTAAATTATTAGAGCCTTGAAACTTAAAGAATTTTTCTATATCTTCTGGATTATTGGATATATTATTTTTCTCTAATAAAGACTTTACAGCTGGATGTTCTAAGTTTTCTACAGCACAGGATATTGTATACCAAGCACCACTGGTTTTAATTAGTCTAAACTCACAAGCGATTTGAACTATTTCTTGAACTTCATCTATGCCAATTCCATATCTTATCCAGCTTTCTGCTGTGCTATTGGGTCTTCCGCCAGCATTAGATGTTTTAATAGACCAATTTGCTATTTGCCCAACGTGTGGACCAGTATCTTTAGGTACTTGCCATTTACCCCTATGAGTAATTATCATATTGGTACCAGCCTGATATTGTAACATGTTTCCACAATCTGCCATTTTTTGTGGAGCATAAGGAGATCCACCAGTATTTGCTATATTATGTGTTACGCATATCAAAATGATTTTATTCTTCATTAACGTACCACTTATACGCTTAAAGAACATGGATAATAATCTTGGCAACGCATTTCTTACTCCAGTTCTTACTTCACCCTCTAATTCCTGTGCTGGAACCATATTGGATAAAGAGTCGGCTATGATTAAACAGTTTGGATCATTATTGATATAGTACTCAATAATATTTAAAAAGTCTTCTGCTGTTAATATTCTATCGTCTGTTGATTCTACAATTAAAATCTTATCTGAATCCAGACCCTTGATGCCTTCAAAGTTTTGCTTTGCTAATCTACCTTCTGTATTGATATAGATTACTTTCTTGTTTTTCTTTTGGCACTTGGCCGCAAAATGAAGGGCAGTAGTGCTTTTGCCACTTTTGGGATCTCCTGTCATTACCACAACAGAGCCTTCTCTAATTCCGCCACCAAGAGCAATATCTAACGCTGGAGATACGCCTATAACTTCTAGCTGATTAATGCTTTCTAAAACTTCTGTTCCACTCCTGATAATATCTCCATACTTGTTAAGTAATGATGATGTCACAGAATCTTGTGAAAATTTCTCTGGCCCACTTTTCTTTTTTGTTTTCATAGATTCCTCAATTTGTTGATACTTGTCTTATGTTTAGAGTATGATTGTGACTGTCTGGCTGTAATATTTTCTTTTATCGGTTGCTGTTCAGTTAATTCTTGATTGTTCTTGGATTGCTTGATTTTAATATCATATGCCGATATGACCTTTTCTGCCAATGGATTTATTTTATATCCACGACCATTTTGTATTCCAATAACTAATAACTTATCAAAATCTTTAGATTTAATAGCTTCTAATATAGCTTCTTCGCTATACTTTTTTTTCAATTGTCTTGCGGCACCAAGCTGCTTTCTCCACAACCAATAATTGGGATCACCTTTAGTCCAGAACTTATATGCTGGCCTACCTATGTTCAATTTTTCTGCTCGTCTTAAAACAATATATTCTGCCACATACGCTTCAAAAGTGCAATATTCACCAGTATGTATGTGTTTATATTTGTGAGTTTCTGACCACTCTTTTTGGTATTTCTGATTAAATAGCGTTGGTTTTTTTGGCTCTTTCTCCATGATATATTATAGCCTCCTCAAAGCAATTGTCAAGTTCATCAATATAGGAAGATTCTTCTACAAGCTCTGGTGTAATCCACATAGTTTTATGCATTTGATTATTTTTTAAATAACCAGTAGTATAACAATGCTTAGTATTTCCACCAAATTCCCCTTTAAGGGATCTAACAATATATATTGCATCAGAATCTTTAGTATCTACAATTATTTCGTGTGACTTATATCTTAAGCCAATAGCATCAATATTAAAATTGTGAGTTTGAACTAAATTTCTAACTTCTGATAAATTGGCGTAATGCTGTAGGTATACATCTTGTCCATTTGAAAACTTGATATAAATCCATACATTTTTTTTATCTTCTGAATTTAATGTAGAATATACATTTTGCCAATTTTCATACCCATAAACTAAATTAGACATTTTTAATTTTTGTTATACAATCTTTGTGGACAGCGTTCTTATTTTTTTTGATAGCATCTCCCATCATAGAGGCTGTTTCTGTCATTACTACTGAGCCTCTTTCATTTCTACCAAAATGGTCGCCAGCTTTAGCAGCAGCAATTTTAGTACCGAAATTATTTTTAATGTATGTTTTTATTGTTGTAACTTTTCTATCTAATATATCAGCTAATTCTTGCGGATCTTTAATTTTATAATGATGCTCTATATAAAAAGCTTCAACTTGGCTAATTGGTCCTGTTTTAGACATTAATATAACTCCTTTGTGCTCTAGTCATATATAATGCGTTTTTAGTCTTTAAATATAACATGTAATAGTCAAATACA